CTGCGCCAGAAACATCGCCCGCGCACCAGCGCCGAGCGCCGGTTTCCCGCCGATGATGTGAATGTTTTGCAGCGCCAGCGCTGCGTTGAGGCCCAAGTCGCGGCCCATGGCGATGGCGTAGGCGTTCGGGTCATTGGCGTAAATCTTCGCCGTCAACTGATCCGCCTTCGCGCCCTCGGCCTGCGCCCTAGCCGCCTGGTTCTCGATGATGTCGTCCAGGACCGACTTCTGCGCCGTCTGTGCCGGTGCTTGTTCCGGCGTCGTCATCTGCGTATTCATTACTTTGCTCCCTTAATGTTGAAAATTCGTAGCGGCCGCGAAACCGACCGCTTCAAAACGTCCATGTAAACGTCCGGGTACTTCGTCTTCAGCGCGTCGGTATCAACCCGCGAAGTCTCCACCACCCGAAACAACACCCGCTCGTCGGCCGATGCCCGAGCTTGCTCGTTGACGCCAATCAGCGCGTCAATCCCCAGCCGGTGCGCTTCGTCCTGCGCGGCCTCGTCGCCCGTGCGGAGAATGTCGGCCATTTTCTCCGCCCGCTTGATGAGATCCTTCGCCCGCTGGTACTCTGCCACCAGCGGCGCCAACCCTTCAATCTGCACTAACCCCTGGTCGCTCACCGCGGACCACTCGTCCAATTGGCAGGTTGGTTCCCATTGACAGGACTCGCACCGCCCGTCGCGCTCCTCTAGCCATGCCGGCGCCACGCGCTGGTCAACGTGGTGCGACATGAACCAATCGACCTTTTCGGCGACGGCCGCCATCAAATCCGGCCGCGCTTCGATCTCGTACAGGTCGAGCTGCCCGGTGTCGCGGTTAAGCGCCGCGACGCACGCCCAGGACCACTTCAGGACTCGCATGTACCACTGCACCTGCATCAGATAGCCCGGCGGTACGCCGTCGCGCTTCCAGTCCCAATAAGCACGGTCGCTCACGGTCTTGATTTCGAGTACGCCCGGCCCGCGCTCTTGTCCTACAATGGCCCGGTCAACCCGTTGCAGTTCGTGCCCGTTCGCGGTGGCCCGCTTGCGCCGAATCTTCCAATCTGGCCGCAGTTCTGCGACCATTTCGGCGATGCCGTCCTCCATCAACTTACCGGCCACAATCGGCCCGGTTATCTTGAAGGCCCGATCAGGCGCCGCGCCCGTCTTCTGGTACCACAGCCGGCGCGCGCAGCCGTAGGGCTCCAAGCCTAGAATATGCTGAACGTCCGTGCCGCCGATAAAGCCTTGGCGTTGCGCCGGATCTTGCGAGACTTCCGGCACGTGCGCCGCCAGCGCGTCGAAGCGTTCGGCGTGGATGAATTGCTCACCCATGGAACACCGCCCAAACCTTGACGCCCAGCGCAATCACGTTGAGCCCAAACGCCACCCCGCCCAGCGTGGCCGTCAACCGGTCGTGGCAGTCGTAGCGCGTGGCAGTCAGGCAGATAGCCCACAACGCGACGATGTGGAAAGCGATCCAGTAGAGGGGTGTCATCGGGACACCGCCAGTAGAATGCCAGCGAGGCTAACCAGCACTAACGCTACCGCAGAAGCTGTGGCCCGCCGCTCCAGTTTTGTAATGCGCGCCGCGTGCAAATCCAATACGCTCCCAACCGTACCAAAGCGCCGCGTCGCAAGCTCCTCAGCCGCCTCGATGCGAACTAATAGCCGCGCGTCGAGTTGCCCAACCATCTGCGCCGCTTCCGTCCTCCAATTCGCCCGCCGTTGGCCGCTCATCGCGCTTCCCCTTTCATCGTCCGCGCCAGTGCCTGCTTCATGCGCTCGCTGACCACCGCATATAGCCGAGCCGCGAGCATAGGCCAGCCACCCTCGTTTCCATACTGGAAATCTGCGCAAAGCTGGACCTCCACGCCGCCATCATCAATCACGTTCATAGCGACAAAAGCGACAATTTCAGGGATCCGGTACTCCTCGCGCGCGGCTTCGACCACCGCTATAAATTTTTCCAGTTGTTCCGCCGCCGCCGCTTTGCTTTCGTGTGGCGTTGAGACTTTGCGGTAGCGGCCCGTGTTCGCCGTCATCGCGTCACCGCCAAAGCCACCACCCACACCAGCGCTGCGGCCGCCGCGATCAGATCAGACCGGCGCTGAAACGTCCGCAAGTCTTCCGGCCCGCCGCCCCAGCCGATCATGCCGCACCGCCCGAGTCCACGAATAGCAACAGGTTGGCGGCTTCGCGGTCGCCGGCCTTCGCCTTGGACTCAATCAGCGCCCAAGCCATGCGCCAGGCGGACGAACGCCGCATGGCTTTTTCAAGAATCTCGCCCGCCATGCGCGCCGATTTGTTCGGCAGCGCGGCGGCGTTTGATGGATAACGATGTATTCCGCTCATTTCCCCTTCTTTCCGGCCAGCGCCATCAGCGCCCGCTCAATAATCCGGCCAGGAAACGTTCCGTGCTCCGTGGCTAAGTTGGTGGCAATCGCATAGATCGACGGTCGCAGGCTCACCTGTACCGCTTTGCGCTGCTCTTGTGTGGTTCCTGTGTTGCTCACAAACCAAAGGTAACCCACCCAGCCGCGCCGGTCAACACCAAACCACACACGCCGCAAACAAACTGCTATATAGCGCCACAAACGCAAAAAGCCCGCCACACCGGTTAGGGTGGGCGGGCTTTTCGTTCAGCGGTGGGCGAGTTCGCCGGCACCGGCCGTTACTCCAGTCGGTAGTGGAGGCAGTATGGGTAGGCGAGGGCGTGCATATTACCACGTCGCCACCGGCGCGCGCTTCCAGGTGTTTGTGGCGTGGCACACGTAGATGTAGGAGGCGTCGAATTGGACCGCGCCTGTCGTGCAGCTTGCCGTGGCGCTAGCCGGGGTCGCGCTTGCGGCTGTGCTGAAGCGCGTGGAAGTGGTAGCGTTGCCGGTGAGGGAGCCCGTAAACGTTGTTGCGGTTAAGTTCCCTGCGGAATCTAACGATGCTCCTCCAGCGTCTCCCCCAGCCCGGAGACGGAGAGTTTGTTCGGCTCGAATAATCATATCTCCCGCCGCCGCCGAGCCGGCTATAGACGTTCCGTTGCCGATGGCAAAATAGCCTTTGATCGTTCCGTTACGGTACCAACGTAAATATGGGAGATCAGCGTCGACGATCTGGGCGGTTCCGAGAAATTCAGACAAGCCCGTGACTTGCAGTTTTGCGCCAGAGCCAGAGAGGGCGAGTGGAGCAGAGCCAGTTAAACCCAACACAAGAGATCCATCGTTATGCAGTGTCATTTTTGACGTTGACGCCGATGCGCCGTTAGTCGTGACGTACCAGTTAATAAAGGTTCCTTGCGCGGACGTGTTCCAGTTTTCAGCAGCGTAAAACTGCATTCCGACGCGCGACAATGACGTAAAAGCCGAGCCGGTGTAACCACGCGCCGCGACGTTCAGCATCATTTGATTCTGAGTTAACGCCAATGGTGTATCCGAATTTCCAAGCGCGGTTCGAGCAAGGATGACGTTTTCCTGCCCGTAGGCGTCCATCGTTAGCGACGTTTGGTTTGACCCTTGGCAGATATGCACAATCCAAGTGGAAGCCGTACAGGTTGCGCCATCAGATACCTCCAAGCCTCCCGAACCGAGAATACGCGCGGCGTAACCAGTGCCATCATTCTGGACATACAAAGCCGTCCCAGTCGAGGAAGCGTGGTCAATAGTCACCGCCGCCAGAGCATTTTGCCCGGTTCCGGTATGGATGACGTTAGAATATAAACTGAGTGCACCTACCGCGGTAGCCGCTGAACTGTTGACAATTTGCAGCCCTTTAATGGATGCGGTGTTTGCAATTTCAAATTTTGAACCAGGAGAACACGTACCCAGTCCTAGCCGGTCGGTGGAGTTGTCGAAGCAAAAGTTACTGCCGTCTGCTGCCGGGGTTCCAGAGGCTGCGCCAAAAAGAATCGCCGAAGAGGCGTAAGTTGTGCCGAGCGCCGTCGCACTCGCCACCGCCCCGCTAATCTTCGACCCCACCAGCGACGTAATCCACGCCGGGTCAGCGTAGCTGCCGCTGGTGACGACGCACGTA